GGTCATGATGCGGCAACAAGAGTTGAAACGTGACATCGAGGCAATCTCGATGCTGCCACAGGCATCGCTCGCTGATGATGGTAGTGCCGTCGCCGGATTAGTTGGTGGGTTCTCTGCCTGGCTAACGACAAACGCGACATTTGGCGCAACTGGATCGAATGGCGGCTTTCAAACCGGCACGAAAATCGTTGACGCGCCAGGAGCCGGCACAAGCCGAGTGTATAGCGAGACCATACTCAAGGCGGCTGTTTTGTCGGTTTACGAAGCGAATGGCAACATTACCAATTTGATGTCCGTGCCTGATCTGATCACACGGCTCAATACGTTTCTGCTTTCATCGAGCGCGAATGTTGCGGCGCCGACTGCAAACGTGACCGGCACCGTTCCGGTGCAGCAGGTCGCCCAGGGCGCTGTCAATGTGTATGCGACGGACTTCAATACCGTGCTGATCATCACGCCGAATCGACTGCAAGCGTTGGACGGTGCGGGCGAGTGCGACGTGCTTTATATTGATCCGACAAAGGTCGCGATTTCATTCCTTGAGCAGATCAACGTCAAGCCGATTGCAAAACTCGGTCTTGCAGACAAGCGTCAAATGTCTGCCGATTGGACTGTGAAGGTATACAACGAAGCGGCGCACGGCGTTGACAGGGACATTCAGCCACAAGGGGCCGTGGTCGCCTAAGCGAGCGAGCAGGCGAGGCAGGAGCCGAGCCAGGCGCGACCCTACAGGAGTAGGGCCGCGCCGATGCTCCCGAGCGTGGCAAATTTTCGGAGCAGTGATGGCAAGTCAGTTCAGGGAACACGGTTTTCCAGAGACCCGAGGGCCGAACGCTGAAAGGCGCAATCACCTTGAGTTTCTGAATCGAGTCCGCATCGAGGAAACGCCGCGCGACCTGGAATTCATGCATCCGATGTGCAGCATTCCGCCGCTCGATTGGGCTGTGATACAGCAGAAATTCCCCGAGCTGGTCTGTCGAGACCCGCAAATTCAACGGCTGGCCTGGGACGTGTTCCTAGCGCATCCGGCCAGCGAACCGTACCGCATCATTGAAAAGAGGCGCCGCTGTGGCACAGGTAACTGATTACGGAACGCTTAAAGCCTACCTGTCAACGACAGGTCATCGCGGCGACCTGGCGGCTGACCTTCCTGGCTTTATTCAAAGCGCCGAGACCATGATTGCGCAGCATGTGCGCGCCATCGAAATGGTGACAACAACACCGTTGATCGAGGCCGACCGCTCGGACGGCGCAGTTTATAATTTGTCATCGGATTTTCTCGGCGCGCGCGCCCTGACAGGGACTCAATCAAGTGTTGGCTATGCACTCAAGCAAGTGTCGATTGCCGAGCTGTATCGTTACAGCCTGAGCGGCGATCCTGTTGTCTATGCAATCTATGATCGGCAATTGGAGTTTCGGGCATCGCCGGCCCTGAATGCAGCATTCACTTTGATTTTCTATCAACGGCCGGCTGCGTTTGTTGCTGATATCGACACTAATTCGCTGCTGATAAGTCATCCGACGCTATATCAACACGGTGCATTGCACTGGTTTCACATTCACACCCAGGACGTTGAGCTGGCAACCGCGCATGAGTCGGCGTTTATGGACGCAGCCGTTGCCGTGAACGCTCTCGCAGAGGAAGTGCGCGGAGCGGCCAGCGTTGCGAACCAGCAAAACTTTTCTTGTGGAGCGACAATGTAATGGGATTAGAAACGGCAAGTTTTATTTCCGAGCTGACAGTAACAAACCCTATCGGTTCAAGTGATCCTAAGTCGCAAGGCGACGACCATTTAAGGCTGATCAAAACGGCGATCAAGGGATCGTTCCCGAGTTTTGTCGGCACGGTAGGCACGCCGAAATCGGTTAGCCTGTCAGAAGATCAGATCAACGATGCGGCATTGAAATCAGCCATCGCAACTATAGCGGCGCTTTGGGATTTCACGACAGAGCCGACTTTGAATGGCGACATAACTGGCCGCAACAAACTGCCGCAGAACATTCAAAACGGCAATTATGAGTTTGTCCTGGCTGACGCCGGCAGTCATATTTACAAAGTCTCGGGAGCGGCGAACACGCTGACGATCCCGGCAAATGTATCGGTAGCCTTTGAGATTGGCGACATGCTGACGGTCGTCAATCAATCCGGCAACGATGTATCAATTGCCATCACGACCGACCTGATGACGCTCGAAGGACTTGGCTCAACGGGAACGCGCACGGTCGCTGACCAGGGCGTTGCGAATATTCTGAAAGTAACCGCTACGGCATGGATGATAATGGGCGGCACTTCGTTGTCGTGAGTGCGCCGCACCAAATTCTGACGCGACCGCGCGGCGGCAGTGTCTTGACCTTATCGGGAGAATTTGTCGATGAGACCAGCGGAACCGGGCCGTGGAAAGTTCATATAATATTTAATCCAGACGGAACCGTTGACCGACGAAATCAAAGTAATTCGGGAAACGACACGACTACCCAGGTTGACGGCGCAACGGACTGGATCATTCCGAATGTTTCTGCCGGTGACGGTTCCGGCTTTGAGATTCGCATGAATAGCGTTCCCGCTGATTCGTTAGATGAGGAAGCTGCGGCCTTTGGCGTGTGGGTTGATATTAGCTCGCCCCGAGTTTGGGGCTTTACGAGTTCCGTGCAAAGTGATGACGATTCGGGAAATTTAACATTTGAACTGCGCCGGGTCGGTGGGGCAGTCGAAGCGTCAGGCGTGTATGGGTTCGTATTAGACACGGTGTAAATTAAGCAAGTGACATTTCCGAAAAACATTGTTCAGGTTAGACCGCTCGGCGGCATCGTCAATGATCTGCCGCCGCATGAAGTCGCGCCGGAATTTTACACATTCGGCTCGAACATGCACTTTCGCGCATCGTTTGCAGAGCGAACAAAAGGTCATGCTGAGGTCTATTCGGGCATATTGACGACGCTTAGAAATATCAGCAATTGCCAGGTCGCCGGCACAAATTATTGGGTCTATCACGGTTCCGATAAGAGCAGCGTCGTCACCGGCACGACGCACAGTGATATCACAAAAACGCTCGGCATCACTGGTAGCACCGTCGCAAACGTGATCACGTCCGGGCTACTCAACGGCGTGCATTTCATGAACAACGGCATCGACGCTCCGTTATTTTGGGATGGCGTGCCAGCAAATAAAATGAACGATCTGACCGGCTGGCCGGCCGCGACAACGTGCAAGGCGATGCGCGCGTTCAAGTTTCATTTATTTGCGATGGACATATCAAAGCCGGCCGGAGAATTCCCAATGCAAGTGCTATGGTCGGATGCGGCGGCGCCTGGCACGATACCGTCAACGTGGACGCCGGCAGCAACGAACGAAGCCGGCGACGCCGAGCTGTCGCAAACGCCAGGGAATGTTATCGACGGACTGGCACTGCGTTCGAGTTTCTTGTTCTACAAGCAGCACTCCGCGTACATCGCTGACTATGTTGGCGGAAACAATATTTTCAATTTCCGCCGCGCGTTCATCACCAGCGGCGTACTGACGCGAAACTGCATCGCTGAATATCGAGGCCGACACTTCGTTGTCACCGATGGCGACATCATCTTGACCGATGGCAGCGTCACCGAATCGCTTGCTGACAATAGAATGCGCAAGTTTCTATTCAATCAATTAGATCAGAATAATTTTGAGGCAACTTTTGTCGTGCCGTTTCCAAAGCAAAACGAGATTTGGGTTTGCTTCCCGAGCGCCGGCTCGACGTTTTGCGACCTGGCGCTCGTATGGGATGGCGTAGCGAATGCCTGGGGAGTCCGCGAATTGCCTGATATATCGCACGCAGCAGTCGGCATTGTGTCTGATCTGAGCGTGTCAGAATTTTGGAACGATGACAGTGAAGCCTGGGACTTAGACACAACGACCTGGAACCAGCAGAATTTCAGCAACGCAGATGACCGACTGTTGTTTGCACAGCCCGACGATGGGACGCCGACAAGCAGCAAATTTTTCCAAGTGGACTCGGGTCAGACATTCGACGGTGCGAATATCCTGGCGTGCGTTAGCAAGTATTCAATGTCATTCGATGATCCGAACCGCGTCAAATTTGTGCGGCGACTAATCCCACATATAGATGCCGTAGTAGGAACGCAAGTATTGATCAGGGTCGGCTCGCAGATGGTGAACAGTGATCCTATAACCTGGTCGAATGAGGTCACGTTTACAGTCGGCACGGACAAGCACGTTGACACATTCGCCCAGGGCAAATATTTGTCATTCGAGTTTCGCTCAGATGGCCTGGAAGCCTGGACAATGACCGGCTTCGATGTCGAGGCGGAATTGCGGGGATACCATTGAAATACCAGGTTCCAGCTACGGCGCCAGAGGCGCCCAAAGAGTTCCAAATTTGGATGGTGGACGAGCTGCGCCACATATCCGACGCCATCGGGGAGATTGAAACGGATTCAGTATTTCTCAAGCAGTGGAACGTCGAGCCCGCCAGGCTGTATGATGGTCAGATCATCTATGCTGACGGCACAAATTTCGATCCTGGTAGTGGTGAGGGATTCTATGGCTACCACAGCGCAGCGTGGCATTTTCTAGGATGAGGACTTAATATGCCTTTTGGAATCGGCGGCAGCAGCGCCAGCTCTCAAAGCACAACAAGCCAGGACGTATTTTCGGCCGACTTGTTCAGGAGCCTGTTTTCAGGCGCGTCGAACGTCGCTGGCGAAATAGATACCTCGGGACTGACAGAAGCCGCGAATCAACTATTTTCTAGCGGCCAGGGCTTCCTGGGCGACCTACAATCACTGTCGGCCGGCACTGACGTATCCGGCGAATTTCTATCGAGCAGGATTTCAGGAGAGGGCGGCTTTGTCGATGAGAATATCGCGGCGCTCGGTGAGGACTTAGGTCAATTTTTCAATGAACAATTATTGCCGGGCATCACGTCGCAGGCAGTCGGCGGCGGCGCTTTAGGCGGCGGGCGCCAGGGCGTCGCGCAGGGTAAAGCCATCGAGTCAGTCGGTCGAGAATTTCGTCGGGGCTCGCTCGAAATCCGCAACAGAGATTTGCGTGAACGCACCGAGGCAGCGCGCGCGCTGTCGGCTCAAAAATTATCAGCGAGCCAGGCAGGATTGACCGGCGTGCAGCAGCAGTTTGACCTGGCGAACGCTGCGACGCTCGCACCGTTCAGCCCGTTTCTGACGCTCGCGCAAATTCTCGGTAGCCCGACAACGCTAACCGAAAGCCAGGCAACGTCGAAATCCAAAAGCCTGAGTTTTGATTTGTCGTGAAAATAATTGCAGGAATATTTATCGCGGTTTTTGTCGGTGCGTGCATCATGGCGCCGGCACAGTTTCAATGCCAGTCGGGCGATCCTGAGTTTTGCGAAAAGGAAATCAAGGCACACTATGAAATCCGCCGCCTCGAACTGGAAATTAAACGTGACAAACAGTGTCGGTTCATACACGGCTCTGACTCCGTAATTTGCAGGTAGCTACGATGCCGTTTCCCGCATTTTTTCTATTAGCCGCCGCCCTGGGCGCCAGGGAAGGCATAGCAACGCGCCGCGAGAAAGGGCGCTTGCTTGACTTAGAAGCAGAGCGCCAGGACGCCATCAATCAAATTGATCTTGGCATCGACGTTATGGGCGTCGGCAATCAGTTTGATGCGCGGCAGATAGAGGCTATGCAGCGCCAATTTCAAACAGCCCAGGGAATGCTTAGATCGAAAGATCCGAAACTGCAATCTATTGGCGCGAACATGCTGCAAGACCTTGACTCGGCAGTGCGTGGAAACATTCAGCAAAACGAAACCGAAGCGCGCGCCGATTTTGTGCGCTTGCAGGATCAGGAAATATTGACTGCTGGCATAGGTCTAGCCGACAACGAAAAACGCTTTGAACGCGAACTGACAATGAACAAGCAGCTCAATCAGGAACTTCGGCCGTTTATTGACGCCAGGTTGTCGCACGCTAAGGTCAGTAATTTACTCGACAACGACGACCAGCTCGCATCGCTTGCTGGCCTGACCGCATTCGTTCAGGCAATAGACAATTCCGTGGTTCGAGAGGGCGAGCTGCTCAAATATCAAGGGGCGAATGGGATGATTACCCAACTCGTCAACATTGTGAACAAGAGTGAAGGTCGGGACTTCGATCCGGCGACGAAACAATCAATTCGCAACGCCGCCGCCGCGCTTATGAATGCCGAAAAGGCACGCGCAATTGCGATCACAAATTCATATCAGGACAGGGCAATAGCTTTTGTACTCGATCCCGACCGTGTGTTATCTGGCGTTGACCCGAATCTGTTTACGCCGATACCGATTGACAACTCTGCAAGAGAGGCGGCGGCGCTAGAGGCGGACGCGGCAGAGCGAGCCTTTGCCGTGAGTCCTGAGCAGTTCGAGGAAATAGATCAGTCGGGAGCCGGGCGCGCGGGCGCTGCTCTTATTGCCGTGGCCGAAGAATTAGTACGCAACACTGGAATGCTGTTACGCGGTAGCAAGCTGTTGCAGGATGAAAGCGGCGAGCTATTCGAGCTGACGAACGACAATCAACTCCTGCCAATATCGGAAAGTGAATTTTTCCGGGCAAAGAAACAAGCAGCGAAGCGCAGAAAAGAACAGCGGGAAACCCTGGAAACTGAAACGTCTGCCGATGCGCTATTCAGGCAAACGCCGACGACGCAGATCACACGATGATGCATTTCAGAGACAAACATATGGCTGACTCCGTGACGGAGCGCATTTCGGCAATTGCTGAAAGTATCAGGACAGGCTCGGCAATGCCGCCGCCCAGGGGCGCATCGACGGTGCAATTGCAGCGCGGAGATAATGGCGATCTGGTCGTGACGAAATCTTTTGAGAACGGCGAGTCGGAAGTTATGACGATCAGCGCCAAAGCGCCAGAGCAGATAATTCCTGGCGGATTCGTTGATGTGACACCAGGACAGCAAGGAACACCGGAACAGCA